ATGGCTTCATTTAGACAACGCAACAATACATGGCGAGCCGAGATAAGTGTAAACGGAATTCGCGAAAGTTCAACCTTTGATACAAAAGCTCAGGCTAGGGCTTGGGCATCTAAACGCGAGACTCAGTTACGCGAACAATCGCATGGCAAATTACCAGATCACTCTTTTTTAGAAGCTATTGAACGCTACTTAAGTGAAGTGAGTGTTAAAAAGAAAACTCATGAGAATGAAGTCAAGCGAATGGCTTTCTTTAAGCGTGAGTATAAAAAGCTATGTCAAAAACAATTGGCCAAAGTCACAACTGACGATTTAGTGCAATGGCGCGACTCCCGATTAAAAGAAGTGCAGGGTGCTACTGTCCGGCGTGAAGCAAATATTTTAGCTTCTTTATTTACTGTTGCCCGGAAAGAATGGAAGTGGATTAAAGAGTCTCCAATGGCCGACTTGACTTTACCGCCACCATCAAAGCACCGAGATAGACGAATTGCTCAGGATGAGATTGATAGATTATGTCTTGCAGCAAATTGGGATAACAATGTACCAGTAAACTCAACTCAGCAAATTATAATTGCCTTTCTCTTTGCAATTGAAACGGCAATGCGTGCTGGTGAGATTGTTGGCTTGACTTGGGATCGTGTTTATTTAAAAGATAGATATTTAGTTTTAAATGAAACAAAGAATGGTACTAAACGAAATGTACCACTATCTAAGCGTGCAGTTGAGTTGCTTACTTTATTAAAAGGTCTTGATAAAAAGCAGGTCTTTACTTGTAATTCCCAAAGCTTTGATACGCTTTGGCGTAAATTAAGAGATAGATGTCAAATCACTGATTTGCATTTCCATGATACACGCCATGAGGCTTGTACACGCCTTGCAAGGAAATTAGAAGTTTTAGACTTGGCCCGTATGATTGGGCATAAAGACTTAAGAAGCTTGATGGTCTATTACAATGCTACTGCAAGTGAAATTGCAACGAGGCTAGATTAGCCCCGTTTGCGTGGTCTTCCTTTCTTTGGCTCATCATCTGATTGTTCATTCAACCAGTTTGATAGCTCTGCCAAGTTCCAGCGTCTTCCTTGACCGCACTTAATAACATAGCGCGGTTTAGGGAAGGTTGGTAGGCAGCAAACCGCTGCCTTAAAGTGTACATCTCGATATCCCAAGAACTCAGCAGCTTGAGAATCATTTAGCCAAATATCTGAAGGTGGTAACGCTACAACAAAGTTACTACCAATATTTGCAATCGCTGTCATTTCACCCCTCCTTACTTTCCTCTTTCTTTATCTACTTCCAAACTCACTTTTGAGCCTGAAAAATCATTGTTATTGATAACGATCGGCTTGAAGTGAGTCAGAACAAAAAGCACCAGATAAGCTATTGAAACTGCATATACAAAACTATCGGTATATTTACCAGTTCGTACTAATGCAATTCCAAAAATAGCCATAACCAATAATAGAAAACTGTATTTTTCACTCATCCCTCAGCTCCCGATTCAACATCCAACAACATGCTGCCTTCCTCTGGATATTCGGTCATCCAAAAGTAATAGCCTTTGCCACTGTGCCCATCTTCAAAAAATTTAATAGTTAGTTCAGTTTCAAGTTGATCTAAATCATTTTCACCATCTGGATTTACAAATTCGAGAAGGCTTTTTAATTGGTGACCATTAAGAGTTATGCTCATTGTTCTGCTCCCGATTCGCTTGCTTCTAAAAACTTCAAGTTTTCTGCAACTGCATTTTCAGCTTCGGCTTTTGAAGCGAATTGAAGAATTTCAAAGTTATCTTCATCTTTATAGATATTTGCAAAATATACTTTTGTTGACTCAGTACGTTGCCATTTTTGCAACTCAAGCACTTCTCCCTTATCTATTTCAATGTCATATTCGAAAGGGCAATCAACTACATAATCTGAGCCTTCCAAATAATATGTATCTGTAAGCTTTTGTTGAGTATCTGGCACCGCCTGATCATTATTAATCTGTGCATACAAATCTTGTCTTTCATCAAGCAATTCAGTGATTCGATCTTGAAGACGACCAATCTCAAAAGATTGTTGCACCGCCTGAGCTTTGGCTTTTTCTAGCTCTGCATCACGATGCTTTGCACATCTAAGCCAAGCATCCCAACGGCTATTCATGTTGCTTATTTCTTTTTGAGCAACTTCAGAAGGATTGTTTGATCTAGTCATAAACAGTTCATGCTCATGACTAAAAATAATGTCTCTTCTTCCTTTGTAATATTGGAAGGCATTCAGAAAAGCCTCTCTTTCCTTATTCAAATCTGTCATGCTGCCACCTTCGCTTTAATGCGCTCTTGATATAACTTTGCGTAGTACTCTTGAGCATGTGGAATTTTGTCTTTAAACTTTTGGATCATTGCTTCGTCACGTTTGTAGGTGACAGTTGTTAATCGTTCTCTTAAATCGATTCGCTCAACTAAATCAATTAGCTGCTCTCTATCATCCCAATCATTTGTAAGCTCGATAGGGCAAGGGAATAACCAGAAATCGACCATTGCTTGCTCACAGTCGTAAAGCCACATGTAGCCTTGCATCTGCCAGTCGTAACCAGCCTTCTTTGCCTTTTCTTCTGCCTCATCTTTAAAGAAAGGGTGAGTGCCAATATCCCAAGTGCATTTAGTGTCGATGATCAACTTGTTATTCAGATCAAGAATGTCGCATTCACCAGTAATTAATTCATTTTCCAAACGGCCTTCATGTTTTACATACTGGCGAAAACGAATCTTGCCAGACAGGCTAATTGCAATTTCTTCAAGCGCATTACCTTTAGCCGTGTACTGGTTGCCTTTGAAAGACTTGAACGTGGTCAAGTCCTCCTTAACAATTGTTCTGATCTCAGTCTTAGCTGTATCGCTAAGAACTGAGCCTTTAGTTTTAGGGTCGCCTACAAGTTTATGTAGGCTTGAGCATCGGAATAGCTTCATAGTGCATTTACCTCAGCTATTTGTGCATTAGTAAGTGCATAGCCTTCTAATACATATTCTTTAGTAACTGCATCGGCTTTGATCTGCTCTAAGAGAACCGGGAACTCATTGTCTGGTACAGTTGGTTTAACTTCCTGGACTTCTCCAACTTCCTTCACAGTGACATTTTTAAACCAGTCTTTAGGTGAACTCATGCCATCACGTAAGCTAGTGAAAATCTTGCGAAGCGCAACGATATTGGCTGCTGTAATAGCATCAAGACGACGCTGAATGTAATCTTCAATGTCTTTCTTGGTGACATTAAATTGCTCAAAGGCTACAACAAGTTTTTGCACAGCTTCTGGTGAAGTATCAGCACTTGCATGGATTGTCTTTTCACACTGATTAACTGCATCATCAATAACATCACCGGGTATTACACCTAAGATGCATGCACGTAGACGACGGGCACCATTGTTTGCAACCAATTCATAAATATCGCGTGGATCTGTTAATTTTTTAGATCCATTGCGTGTATAACGAATATGTGGAACCTGAAAAACCTTTGTTTGACGGGTATTTGTTTCAACATCCCAAGCAAATGCTTCAACTGTAGATTCGCCATTTTCAGAAGATAATTCACGGATACCGTACTGAATATTTCCCCAATTCTGAGCAAGCATTTCTGCAAGTCGAATTGATGGACCAGTTACTGAACTACCACCACGAGCATAAGAATAAACAGCCGATTGAGCTAAACCGGGACGCTGGCATGCGTTCATAATTCGGTCATAAGCTTCAATTGGGTTACGTGGGAACTGTTTAGCAATAACTAAAGCAGCTTGTACCTCTGCAATTGCACGTTGACTATCAGATTGAACTGTAGACATTGCTTGAGTAGTAGGAGCGGCTACTGCAAAAGGGTTTTGTCCTGAGTGTTGTACTGGCGCATTCATAATCTTCTCCTAGTTCTTTTCACTTGCTATGTATCTTTTAACTAAAGGGATGAGTTCTCTTTGAGTCGTTAAGTGGTCACCCTGAAACCTGTCATAAATTGGGTAAAACCTACCTTTCACTTCAACTTGTAGAACCTGAAAATCTCCTTTGCCGTCTCGATACTGAATTTGGTTTTCAATAAGCCAAGACTTGAATGCTTCTAGTCTTGACTTGTGGAGTAGGGCGCGTTTAGACATCACCCCCTCTCAACTCATTGATTTTTTCTCCTCTTGCCAGTTCTTCTAAATACTCATTCAGCTTTTGAATTTGAGTAGAAGTAAGGGCAAAGGGCATACCTTCGACTGCATCGACATAATCAAAGTCATCGACATGTGGTCGGCTACTTGAATCGACTGTCATTCTTGTGTAGTCCACATCTTTCCAGTCTTGATAGTCCAAGCCTTCGCCATATTCGAAAGTGTCGTTTTTCTCAATTCCTTTGACACTTGCAACGATGTAAATATGCTCAGCGTTTTGAACCGACAAGGAAAACTGAACAACGCCATCCTCAACACCTACATTCATCACTTCAAGGCTTGTGAATACAGCAGCATCAAACGAGATATTGGCTAACATATTCATGAGTTAGTACCTCGTATCTTTCTGAGTTGCTCTACGACTTGTTTTACTTCTGCCTCGGTGCGCCAAGCCCCGAATTGACACCAAACATCATCATCTTCAAACGAACGAACGAAGTGATAACCTTTCTCGGCTGATGGATAGATATGCCAGTATGTTTCCCCATCCTTCGGCTCAAAAGACTTCGGCAGCTCTAGTTCAAGCTTGATGGTTTGGGGTTTGAGGCGGAATTCATAATCCTCATTGTCGAAAACGCCCAATGAGTAATCATTACTTATATCAATAAAGCCAAAATGGGTATCTTTTTTATTGATCTGCAAAGCTTCACCATTTGCCCATGCAAGCTTCGCCTCCGCACCGCTAATCAAGGCTGGGTCTTGGGGTTTGGTGATTGGCTCTAGGTCATTTGGGCAGTTAGACAAAACCCACTCGCCATTAAACATGTAGTATTCATTCTCACCTTGTTTTAGGTATGGGGTATTTGTTCTGAAGTTCTTGTGTGTCGCATCCTTCACATCATTACGCCTCAACACAACAAGGTCTCGAAGCTGAGGGAGGGTGAGTTCTTTAAATACAAGTGGAGAATCAATGTGAGTACCACTTGAATATGCAATTTCACCTGTCTCTTTAGCTAGAATCCAATGTGCTTTTACCAAGCAATCTTGTTCATCAAACTTCTTTGGTGTCCATACATAGCCAAGGTCATTAAGGGCCTTGATAATCTCATTTGTGTGAGTATTAATGATTTTGTAGTTATCCATGAGAGGGCTCCTTGTCTTGCTCACCCTCACTAAGCTCTTTAAGTCCTTTAAGGGTTTGTTCAACTAAGTGTGAGAAATCAACTTCATAACTAATTCTTGAACCATCTTCAGATTTAAGCTTCAATGAGATGCTTGGAAGCTCTATGCCTTCATGTTCAACAAGCATCATTAGGGCTTCAATTACCACAACTGAAACGGTTGCAACTGATTTTGTATCCATTAGTTAGCTCCTTCCACTTGCACTCGCACATACATATTCTGTTTTGCTTTGAGTTCGTTGGCGTATTGCTCGTCGGCACAGCCTTTTAAGAAAGCAAATGCAATGAAGGTGATAATCCAGAAAGCTATGAAAGCTTTCGAGCCATCCCTGAAGGCTTGGCTAAACTTGTACTTTTCAATTCTTTGATTCATACTTATCTCACTCTTTGAGTAAAAGCACGCAGGTTTTAGTCGGTCTAGCGTGCTTTTTATTAAGGAATGAGTAAAGAATACTTTACATATTATTTGTTGTAAAGTGGTATTTACAAATTATTGTAAACTATACTAAACAATATGCTTTAATAGACAAAAGAAAACCCACCGTGGTGGTGGGTTCGAAGGGGGGATTAGTTGTAATTTTGAGGAAGTTCCCATAATGCTTCTGTCTTTAGACGCAATTTTTTTTGATTTTCCTTGAGACTATTCTCAATTTCCTTTATTAGTTTATGTTGTTTTACTATTTGATCTTTAACCTCTTCAGGAGGATTCGGGATCTCAATATTCAAAAACATTTCATCAGGAATACTGCGTCGTCTCTCTACACTGCCTTGCATTTTACTTTTGTATATTTTTCTTAGAGAATTAGATCTCAAAATCAAATCCAAATATTCTACATTAACTTCTCGTTTTAATCTAAAGATTTTGTATGCTGGGCTTACGGCAGCAGCATCGTAATATTTTTGAAATCCTAGAACACCTTCATCTATAGGGAACCCCATTACAAGTTCATTTTTAAAAACCTTTTTATACCCAGAAATATCAGAACTTGCGACTCGTTTTTTAAATTTCTCATGCTGATCAATTAAGCCATGTTCCATAGTGATACTCATAATAGGTATATTTGTATCCTCTCCCACTTTGACTTTGCCAGACAAGGATAGGAGTTCTTTTAGTTTTATAGTTGGGAATTTTGATTTTATATGTGAATTACTATAGTGAGCATAATTATAAATATAATCATTGCTTCTGATTAATTCTGGATTAACTTTTAAGAAACCTAATTCATTATAATATTTATCAAAGTCGCTCTTATTTAAATCAGCAAAATCTAAATTTTTTAAATCATTTTCGTCAATTTTTCTACGGAAAGAATCTAAACTTAGGCCATCATTTGTCACATTGTAGTAAAAAACGTCAGAATTTGTTCTACCATTATGACAGTTGGTAAAGTAGAGTATATTGGTTTTAACTTTTGCATATGGCAGAAAAACTTCTTTTGGAAGTGAAACTACTGCTTTTAGTTGGGCGTTTTCAAATAAATACTTCCTTACTGGAGCTAAAGCGGCTTTAAAAAGAAAGCCTTCAGGTACTACTAATGCCATTCGCCCTCCTTTTTTTGTTGCTTTAAAGCAATGTAGAACACATACTCCATCACCATCGTTTTTAGCTAACTTATTCTCATATAAGTGAGAATAAGAAGTTTTTTGAGAAAATGGCATGTTGGTTATAACCACATCATATTCAGATTCAATAGGGTTTTGAAGTGTGTCTATCTGGCAAATTCCACTATGCCCATCCCCATGCAGAATCATATTCATTTTTGCGAGTTTTGCATTTGAGGTAATTTCTCTTCCAAAAATAGTATTATGTTTAAGCTTGATTTCTTCACTACTATTGTTTGCAATTAAAGTGTTATCTTTTATATGATCAAATGCCTCTGTTAAAAAACCACCTGTCCCACAAAAAGGGTCATAGATCTTTTCACCATATTTAGGGTTGACTAAGTTAACAATGGTTTTAGTTATGTGACGTGGAGTAAAATATTCTCCTAAGTCATTATTAGTTGCTGTAGCTTGCTGTAAGAAATACTCAAAAGCATCTCCTTTAATATCGGTATCTATTGATGAGAGTTTTAACTTATCCAACTCTTTGATCATCTCTTTAACAGCAACAGGGTTGGTTAGCTGTAAATTTGTAAAAACAGAAGCACCATATTGTCTATCAATATCTTGTAGTATGTTATTAGTTGTATTAATTAGCAAATCATTATCGAGACTTTTGAGAGAATTCCAAATACCTGTATTAGCATTCTCTGTATACAATTTTAAAAAAAGAATGTTTGCAAATTCTGAAAGCCTTTCTATACCAGCTCTTAAACCTTCACCTCTTAGTGAGTTATTTAACTTCTTGAAAACATTAATTAACTCTTTGCGAGAGACTAAAATTTCTTTAGGTGTAATATAAATACCATTTGTTTCCTGCAATATGAACTCTTTAGCTTCATTTACTCTTATTAATTCATTAACCTCATTTTCATCAATAAATAATGGTTTTTGGGTATACAAATGCCGTGTTTCGCAGAAACCATTATTCATTGCAAATATCAAAGGTGCATCAAGCATTTCAGCATATTCGGTTGCCTGATCCAGTGCTTTTGTTAAGCTTTTTCCACCTGATTTCGTTTCAATTACACCGATTGGCCGCTTATTTTGTGAATCGAAAAGAACATAATCGGGTCTTTTTTTACTTTTCTTGAGAAACTCATTATTAACAATTCTTAAGATATCTGATTCAAAAAAGACATTTTTGTTTGGATCTTGAATGTCCAAGATCCAGCCCTTGTTAATCAAATTATTGTTAACAATAAAACGTGTATCTTGCTCAATATTAGACATATTGCATAATCCCAATATCTACTATAAAAACTATTGGCAATCTACACATTACACACTAAAACATCAATAAATATTACTATCTAATAAGTGATATACCCCACATTTAAAAGACTGTGTCGGGTTCACAGTTTATTAATCTTTTGTGTTATTAATTTTCTGGCCTAGCTTTCCTTCTTTTACCAACTGCACGACCTGCTCATTAGTAAGCACAGGAATAAAGACTTTGTCGCCAATATCTTTAGAAAGAATCTTTACTTCTTCAGC